CAGAGAACCCCTTTAAACACTGAGAAACACAGTAAAGTTGTACTTAAAATCATAACGTATGTTCTAAATAATTGAAAATTAAAAACTTATGCAGACTGCTTTTTCCTTGTGCAGTTTTTATTCAGGTTTTTCACGATTTCGGGCGTGAAGCCAGTCGCATAAAACTCCCCAGAGCCAAGGAGCAGCCAGTATGGGTTGATGTGGTAGTCACGGACTAAGAACTGAACCCATGACGGACGAAAGCGACCGTAGTACTCGGCAGGCTCGTCTCGCAGGGACATGATGTTCCAGCGGTTGAGACCATACCGGTCTGTTATTGTCTTCAGACCGCCAATGCAACCATCAGCCTTCAGGCGGTCGATGGCAGAGAAGAAACGAACTACTATATCCACATCAGCGGACATCAGATTTTTATCTTCCATAATCTTTCTGTTTTTGATAGGCACGACTGAAAACGCTTTCCAGCCTTGCCCGGTGGTTATTCAATCTTTGCGACCAGTCCTGCAACTGAGCCAGCGAGGGGCGAGAAGCCAGCAGCCCATCCACCTCGGAAGGGGTGAGCACTGGCAGATATTTCTCGTAGGCGAGAAGAACACTAAGATACTTCATTCAAACACGAATTGCCGAGGTTGTTTCTTTCTTTTAATTTCATCAAAGCCACCTTTGGCAACATCAGCTAGACTTTTGTAGGTATAGAATGATGAGGATGGAAGAAACCCTTTTTTGTTTTCAATGGTAACACCTTCTGCGGATGGGATAAAGAGGAAACCTTCTACCTTTCCAGTTGTTACCTCGTTTCCGTCAATCGTGTCGTCAAGCCTGTAAGTCCTACCCTTTTCTTCACCTTCAAGTGAGACAAGAAATTTGAGCGTTCTTTGCAGTTCGTTTCTTCCACGAAACCTAAGATAGAAAGATTCAATCATCTTAGCTGAATTAACATTGTTTATCTGCCAGTAATACACCGTGTCTTTTTGCGGCTCAAAAACGGTGTAGCTAATAACTGGAGAAACGTCATAACTCCTAGATAGAAGTGTTTGCGAACGCACACCCACGCACGCAAGCGCAAGCGCAAACAGCATTATTATCTTTTTCATATTACTTTTCGTTTAAATGATTAATATTTCTGTTGTAGAACTCATTCCAAGCCTTTTTCTTGACGAAGACGAAGAAGAGCAGCAGCCCTAGGGCGACCATCTGCAGGTGCAGCGGCTGGCGCAAGACACCGAACCCGAAAGAACGCTGAAAGTCGATGCAGAATGAAATCAGCACTCCGTAGGTAATGAATGCCCGATGCACCCAGCAGAAGCCATAGGCTAGGCTGATGATGATCCAGACAATGAAGCCGAAGAGCGAGCAGTCGAATATACACTCCGTGAGTTTTACCCGAATGCCGAACGAGAGCAGAGTGCAGTGAACCAGCATTACAAGCGCACCCACTGGAGGGATGATACCTATTATAAACCTGCTGGCTTTCCATAGCCAGCTTTTCCCGAGGGCGGCAAGAAGAACCTTCTCCTTCCGCTCTATGAAATCCTCATCTTTCATCGTTACTTAGAATTTTAGTTGATATTGTACCTGGAGCGAGAACTAAAGTTCACGCAACCACTTCTGACCTTTCTTTGATTTCAAGAAAATGCCGAATGCAATGGTCATTCCCAATGCCATCACGTTAAATAACAAGAATGCATCCATAATCTTTATTTTTTAAATTTCATTATATAATTTGCAAGGTACGCAAGTGATGCGCCACAAGCCACACCCGACACCAAGCAGACTTGATGAACCGCCTGCAATGGGTCACCAGTTAGTAGAGGAGACAGACCACCGACAGCAACGCTTCCGTACATCATTTTCGAGCAGTCGTACAGATACCCAGCCAAGAGCTTTCTTCTGTCCGTCTCCCTATCGTCTGTTGTTTTTTGACTAACCATATTTTTTCATTTTGCAAAGTTACTAAATTATTTCTGACCGACAATGGCAAGCAGCGTTTTTACTTGACTTTGCAGGAACTCATTCTGTTCTCGCAGCAGTTTATTCTCAGCAGCCAAGGCAGCATCACTACTTATTGACTGGGAGACGTTAGGACTGTTCGAACCATTGACATTTGAACCGAAAACAGCCTCTTCCATCTCGGCTGGTAGGGGAGGGGCACACTTGTCGATGATTTCCTTTATCTTTTGGATAAAATCAATTTTTATAGTTTTGCGACCAAGACGAGCCTGCACATTCTGTGGTGTAGTCCCCAGTTCTCTAGCTACATCGCTCATTGTCAAGCCCGAACGCTTTATATACTGCTTTAATTCTTCTCCACTCATAATTGTAAATCAATTTAAAATTAATTAAAAACTTACTAAAAACAACCATAAAACAATTGTTTTTCAATTTTCTTTTTGTATTTTTGCAACCGAATTACAAAGCGAGTTTAAAAACTCATTTGCAAAGATAAAGAAAATAATTTAAAATACAAATAAAATGGGAGAAAATTTTAATTATGATTTTCGGACACCGTTGCAGAAGCAGCAGGACGAACGAAAGAAGAACATCATAGCGATGTTTGCAGATTTCCGAGCAAAAGCACCTGCCGAGACCTCAGACAGCAGAATAATGCTCGCAGTATCACAGCGTGTTGGTTGCACCCAGCAGAACGTGCGTGTTATCCTCATTAAGGCTGGAGTTATTACACCAAAGAAGAGACGTGCAGCCGTGCGCAAGTAATCAAGTAGAACCAATTTAAACATTCAGAGCGTATGAAGAAGTTTATCGAGATTATCACAAGTGACGAAGTAATAAGCCTGGCAGTTGCCATCGTATTAGTAACTTTAATCTTTTGGAGGGCTTAGTTATGACGAACGAAGAACCAAAGGTAGCGGATGCAGGCAGATACACCATGACAGAGACCTGCAAGGTGCTGGGCATCCATCGAAACACCCTGCGCAGATGGTTGCAGGCTGGTAAGATTAAGGTCAAGTTCCGCAGAATCGACAACCGCAAGGTCTTCGAGGGCAGCGAGATTAAAAAAGTCTGGAGGATTGCCCTATGATGAATGCCTACGAAAAAGCGAAGCAGCTGACCGCCAAGTGGGAGCAGGAGCGAAAGGACAGCAAGCGACTGGCAACCATGAAGGAAGCGGAAAGACGCATTCAGGTAAGGGAGTTCGACAACATGCTTTGTCTTTCACTGGACGGAGTTCCGGTGCTCCCGATGAGCGAGTTCAACAAGCAGACGCTTGCGGACGCACGTCTGACATTCTTTAACTATTTAATCAGACGGTAAGAGCGTATGGAACCAAGAATTATCAGACAATGCGAAAAGGCAATGTACGATGCCATCTGGCTGGAGTTAGACCGTGATCCACAGCGACCAGCGGTTGCAAGGGTAGATATTAAAACCAAGGCAGGCAATATCTGCGTATGGTGCGACAGAACCGGGAACACAGCGGTAGTGACGCACAAGAATAGCAACAACGACAGCGAGCGGCTGGAGGAAGCCATCGAGGGCTGCGTTAACTATCAGGACGTAATTGACGACTGGCTGGAAGAGAACAGCCAGTATGCAGACCAAGACCCGATGGACGCCTTCGAGGAAAGCAGGCTCGACAGCCTTATGGCTCAACTGGTTTGACCACATAAGTTTTTGCTTAGTTTATATGCTGAAACCCTGCAGCGGCAGGGCAAAGGGCGCGCGCTAAACTCATTTCAAAGGTTATCTAAAGTTGTTTTTACCATGTAATATGCGGAAACGACAGCGTGCGCCCTTAAACGGAAGGGCATCCCTCGGCAGCTGGCAAGGGGGGGGTAAGTTTTGGCAGTCAACTGGGGTTCGAATCCCCAGCCTTCCACTAGAGTTAATGAACAATAAGTTGAACAATAAAAAGAACGAATTATGGAAAATGAAATTATCAATGTGAGCGGTGGCGAAATGCTGGAAGCTATCAACCGCTCGGAGATTGACGGACAGATTGCCACAGCGCACAAGTTCCCGAGAGACATCATGCAGTGCAAGCAGAATATGGTAGCATTGGCAGCCATGGACGATGACGTTGCCTACAACTGCTTCTACCACCTCGAGCGCAAGGACAAGGACGGAAAGACAACAGTAATCGAGGGTCCTAGCGTCAGGTTTACGGAAATCATTTCCGCCTGCTGGAAGAACCTGCGCATCGCTGGTCGCATCATCGCAAACGATGGCAAGACCATCACGGCACAAGGCGTATGCCATGACCTAGAGAGCAACGTTGCATACTCTACCGAAGTAAAGCGAAGCATTCTGACCTCGAAGGGCTACACCTACTCGCAGGATATGCAGGTGGTGGTTGGCAATGCAGCTGTGGCGATCGCCCAGCGTAATGCAATCTGCAAGGTCGTGCCGCAGGTGTTGATTGCAAACGTGGTGAAGGAAGTGCAGGCAAAGGCACTGGAACACATCAAGCAGACTGGCGTACAGAGCCAGTGGAAAAACTGCGTAGCCTGCTTCCAAGTGTACCAGGTAACAGACCTTATGCTGCTTGACTACATCGGGAAGAAATCAGCCGAGGAAGTCACGGCAGAGGATATTCAGAAGCTGGCTGGTGTGTACAATGCTATCAAGGAAGGCACGACCACCGTAGAGGAGACCTTCAAGAAACCAAAGCAGCAGGATGCCATCGCACAGCAGGCGCAGGCAGCAGCCGAGAGCGCACAGAAGAAGGCAGAGAAGGCAATGAGCCGCAGCCAAGGCAAGACTGGCACAGCAGCAAAGAAGTAGTTTATAAAGTTATAACGTTTGCCCGAACCGCCACGGCACAACCTATGGGGTGGGCTCCCATCATAACCTACCAAGGGAAGCCGTGGCAACTATTAAACATTCAGTAAAAATTATGGCAGAAAAAGAAAACAATCAGAGACACAAGAGCACCATCGACAAGTACTTTGACAGAACCGCCAAGGCATACAAGACATGGTGCGATGGAAACGAGGAAGAAAGAAACTCTATGCAGATTGCAGCTGAGGCGACTGGAGACACAGACGAAAACGGAAACAAATGTTTCTATTTCCATATCGCCTATTCCGGAAAAGCCGATATCCTAGCAAGTGGACTTGTGCTTTCAATGAAGAGGGATGAATTCGTTCGTCAGCTTATCATTGGAGCAGCGAAAATGTATTATACCGAAAACATAAAAATGAAAGACAATGAAACAAGTAATTAAATACAATAACAGAGAGGAGTGGTTGCAGAACCGCTCAAAGGGAATAGGTGCATCAGAGGCAGGTACAGTACTTGGACTGAACCCATGGGAAACCCCATACCAGTTGTGGAGACGCAAGAAGGGTATAGACCCACCAAAGGTTGAGAACTTTGCGATGGTTGCAGGACACCTGCTGGAGGATGCAGTGGCGCAGTTCTACAAGCGAGAGAGCCACTGCCACATCATCAAGGCGAGCACGGACGACTACACCATCACGAACACCGATACTCCGTATCTGAGAGTAAGTCCAGACCGCACCTTCTGGAGAACCGGGGCAACGCACAACGAAGCGAGCAAGAGCATCCTCGAGTGCAAGACCACGCAGATGCAGATAGATGCAGACGACCTTCCGAAGCATTGGTTCTGCCAGCTACAGATGAACCTCGGAGTGGGCGAATACAAGGATGGAGCACTTGCCTGGCTGACAGCAGGCAGGGAGTTCGGCTACCGTGACATCGACTTCGACCCCGAATTCTTCGGATGGATGAGGGACGAGATTACCAAGTTCTGGCTTGACTACATCGTGGGCAACCAAGAGCCGCCAGCCTACAGCGCACAAGACGTTCTCCTAAAGTCTCCTCTACATGTAGCTGGCAAGGAAGTGACTGCAACGAAGGAGATACTCGAACAGATTGCTAGGCTCAAGGAACTCAAGGTTCAGAACAAGAAACTGGAGACCGAGCAGGATGAGATTGAGGACAACTTGAAGCTGTTCTTCGGGGACGCAGAAAGCATCGTGGACGGAAACGGAAAGATGCTGGCAACGTGGAAAGCACCGAAGGCAAGCGAGAAGTTCGATGCCAAGGCTTTTCAGGCGGACCATCCTAAAGCGTGCGCCAAGTACATCAAGCAGGTGCAGGGAGCAAGAAAATTGCTAATTAAGTAAAGGCAGGGCTTATGGATGTTCATATATCAAAAACCGACCTAAGGAATATAATTTCCCAACTGGAGAATTATATTTCCCTAGGTGGGAAAGTGACAGCACCGACCGACACAAGCCAGCGGAACAAAATCCGAATGGCTACAGTGTTAAAACGGAAGCTGGAAAAGAAACTATCATTATCAGAATAAAACATCATGAACGATTCATTTATCTTATACACATCAGACTATCAATTAATCGAGGGGCTGACGGACGAGCAACTCGGGCAACTGACCCGGGCACTCTTCATATACACAAGGGATGGCGAGGTTATAAATCTCGAGCCAGTCGTGCGCATGGCTTTTGCTTTTATCAAAGACAAGATAGACCGAAACCAAGGTAAGTACCAAGCACGATGCGAGAAGAACCGACAAATTGCCCTGGAGCGAGAAGCACGAAAGCGAGAAGCACGAAAGAGCACGAAAGAGCACGAACGTGCACAATCGTGTACGAACGTAAACGAACGTTCACGAAAGAGCACGAACGACCACGTTCAGCACCTAAGTGATAGTGATAGTGATAGTGATAGTGATAATGATGTTTCTAAAGAAACAAATATATTAGAACCTTCTAAAGAAGCTTCTATGCAAAGTTTTTCCGAGAAAAACGTTTGCGCTGCAGAAGAACCGCAAAAAAGTTCTGCGAAGAAGAAATCCAAGAAAGGCGAAATCGACTACGCAGCCATCAAGGACTACTGGAACGAGCAGCACGACAAGACCAACAGCGCAATGCGAAGGCTGACGCTGATGACGGACAACCGCAAGGAGGCAATCAGAGGAAGGCTCAAGGACTGCAAGGGAGATATTTCCAAGATTTACCTAGCCATCGACAAGGCTATGGCTAGCGACTATCTGAACGCAGGGCATTCCTGGGCATCATACGACTGGGTAATGACAAGGAAGTATTTCCCGAAGGTGCTGGAAGGCAACTACGACAACACCAAGCCAGCCACAAGCCAGCAGCCGCAATCGGCAGCAGCCAAGGCGCAGGATCCTTCGGCAACGGCAAGACCGAGCATCGGGGAACTCTACGAGCAAGCCAAGCACCAGCAGCCAGCGAGCCAGCAGAGCCAAGACAGCAAGTTCCGGTGGGTAATCCAGCAGAACCTCGAGGACTTGAAGAAGAACCCGAACAACAAGCCTGCCAAGGATTCGCTGACAAGATACTACAAACGTGGAGTTCTGCAGCGGCTGGGCATCGACTGGAAGCCCGAAAAATAACGAATGAGGGCAAAATCAGCCGCTCTGGGACGTTTTCACGCTTCGGACGGTAAATTATAAGGCAAACAGATTTTAAACGCTTAAAACGAAAGAATTATGGCAAAAGAAGTATGTATTGTAAACAACGAATGCTTCAAGACAGAATACCCGGTAGGGTCGACAATTAGCATTGAAGGTGTAAATTGCAAGGTGGTTGAGGATATAGGTCTAACTGGATATAACTGCAACGAGTGCATCTTGAACTGTAAGAGAGAAGGAATTACGTGCAGGAATCTTGCTTGCCTGGACACCGAAAGAGAAGACCACAAGGAAGTACACTTCATAAAGATTAAAGACCATGAATGAGTTATTTTTTCACGAATGCAGAGCCGCAGGGCTCGTATTCAAGACATCGAACGATTGGTTCAAGTGGCTGACCGATAACAGCTACGACATCAAGAAGCCAGTTGCAGAGCACGAAGGCTTCCAGTTCAATATCAAGGATGAGTGCATCAATCCGCACGTAATCGAGTATTCCGTAGAGGGTGCAGACAACTGGGGATGGAAGGTAATGACCGCCAACACCCAGTTCGGCTGGATATGGGGCTACAGCATTCAGAGGGGAAAGCATGGGTACGACAGCCCGGTAGCCTACCCGAGTAGATATGACACTCTCAGCATCTTCTACGGTAAAGAGAAAGAAGCGGAGCACGATGCCCTGACCTGCATCATCAGAGACCTCGAGAAGAATGCTGGAACAAAGAACACCAACCTCCTTCTCTGGGCAGCTAAGAAGAAGCGAGCAGACATCATTCATCCACAGCAGGAACTTTTTAAATAACGAAAAATATGAAAAAGATAGAAATCATAACAGACGAACACCGACATCACGTATACGTTGGCAACACCGACTTCTGGCTCGATACCCAAGAACTGGTGGAACTATACAAGAAACTCGGACACGTAAAGTTATAAACAATAAAAACATTCAGACAATGGAACAGAAAGATATTGATATTTACGAGATACTCAAAGATGAAGAGTATGGTACAGAATTGTACACGCCAATATGCGGAAGGGTGTGGCACAGTGGAATGGCAAACGACAAGGACAGTGCGAAAGCAATCTGGACTGAGGACGGAGCTGGAAGAGAACACTTTTTCGACAAGAACGGAAAAGTCTCTAAAGAAGGAGAAGTTCTTCTCTTCCCTTCTAAAGAAATGAGAGACTGGAGCAAGTTCTTCAAGAAGGGAGACGTGCTGGAGTTTGCAGGCGACAATGGAGTACAAGGAACCTGCACCTTCGAGAAATTCGAGGATGAGACGAAGACACGCTTTATTGGAAGGTACGTCAAGGAGAAAAAAGCCCTTTATTCTAAACGCCCTTCGACTTACCGAACAGCCGATTGGGTCAAGAAATATGACCCATCTGGATATATCCGATTCGTTGAAGAGCGGCTCGGTGGAAAGCTGAACCGGGAAACCCTGGAGATTGAGAAGCCAGCGAAACCTACGTTTGAAGTCGGTAAACTCTACGTTTTTAACGAGGAAGACGAGGACGGAGAGCTGACAATCATCGGCAAGCTCATCGACAAGAACGAAAGCGAGGACACGCTGACATTCGGCAACCAGTACGAAATCGGGAACGAGAAGTTCGTGGGCAACCAAGCCTTCTACCTGCGCATCAGCGTAAGCAAGGAACTTCGAGAAGCGACAGAGAACGAAGTCGAACTGTTCAACAAGCATTATGCCATCTGGAAGAAAGAGAAGGAAGCGAAGGAGCAGCCAGCCTTCAAGGTCTTCGACAAGGTGCTGGTAAGGCTCGGAAAAGAATTCAAGTGGCTTCCTGCGTTATTCATTCGTGACCGTGGAGAGAGTTTAACGAATAGATACAACGTCCTTCCTTTACATACCGGAAAGCCAGCAGACTTCACTCACTGCATCCCATTCGAGGGACACGGGAATATCGCCTTCACTGACTACGACATCGAGAATTTACCATTCTAGTGGACGTATGGCGAGTGAATTATGCAAGGCTTGCGATGTCGGGCGAAACTGCATAAATGGCATATACTGCCCGGCACGCAAGCAATATGTAGAACATCAGGTAATACTTGAATGCAATGAGCGATTTCGCAACAAGGGAGAAGAACAGAACGTACTACCAGGAACACCGGGAACAGATCCTCAGAGCCACGAAGGAATGGCGAAAGAGAAACCGGGAAAAATACCGGGCGTATCAAAGGGAGTACTGGAGTAAGCACTACCGGAACCACGGTACAAAGAACCGGGTAGCCGACAGAGCGATGCGTGGTGAGAGGAAGAAGCCGGACGTAGAGAAGGCTCTTTCAATGTTCAAGAATCCGCAGCAGGCAGCGCATCTGGCATGGCTGCTCGAAAACAAAAAGAATAATCGGTCGTGAGTTCAATAATAGAGTTTTTAACCAGCGAGGACAGAAGGGGATGGCTCCCTATCAAAACAAATAAGTTATAACATCTTGAAATTACGATATGAGAGCCGGAAACGCATCTCCCGAAGTCTGACAACAAACAAAGAAAGCGAGGTGGTACATGAAGAAGTAAGAAAAAGAAATCGTTAGAAATTATGCTTTTATTCATTCGGCTGGCGGTGGAAGAAGGAAGACCCCTGCAAAAAATTCATTCATTAAGTTATTCATTTATTTTGCAAGCGCAGGCACAACTTCCGGAATCCCTGCCAGCTTTCTCTATCGCAACCCAAAAGAAGGGAAAGAAAGGGGTAGGGGAAAGATAGGGATAATAACGCATGTGCGCACGTATATGCGCACGTAAAGGGTGCTGGGCAATAAACTACACCAGCAAAACAAAATAAACGCTTATGCGTGAAATTTAAACAAAATAATTACTTTAAAGAAAAATGGAAAAAGGAACAGTTATAATTGGAATCGACCCCGACAACCTGGAAAGCGGAGTTGGAGCAGTCTTTGACGACAAGAAGTTTCTCGCCTATAAAATGAATTTTCCTTCATTGATAGATTACCTCAAGGCTATGAACGAGAGTTGCAAGAAGATTAAGGTCGTTATTGAAGGCGGCTGGCTCAACAAAAGCAACTGGCATGTGCTTAATCGGTTCATGACAGCAGTCAAGGCAGCAGCAATCGGACGATCCACCGGAATGAACCATCAGACCGGAATCTTGATTGTCGAGTGCTGCAAACACTACAATATCCCCTGCGAAATCATCAAGCCACTAAAGAAGTGCTGGAAGGGTAAAGACGGAAAAATCACGCAAGACGAAATTGCTTATTTTGTAAGCGCAGGAGAGAAAATGCCGAGAATGAACCAAGACCAGAGAGACGCACTTCTCCTCGCATGGGTCTGTGCAGGATACCCGGTCAGAGTGATGCCGCAGAAACCGCAGACAACCCTGCAGAAGACCATCAGAGCCTTTGATGGATAAGATAAAAACGAAGTGTTGGAAAAAGTTAAAAGTGTGCGAAGAACGAACAACTAAAGCGAAAAAGTAGTATCTTTGCGCCAGTGTTTATCAGATAAGCATGTATTTCGAACTTAAAACAGAAGAAAATGAAAACAGAAGAAATCGCACTATCGAGGGTCAGCGAGAATGAGGCGAACCCTAGAACCATAACTGAGGCGAATTTCCAAAAGCTGGTAAAGAGCATTCTTGTATTTCCTAAGATGCTCCAGCTTCGCCCTATAGTCGTAGACGAGACCTACAAGGCACTGGGTGGCAATATGAGAACGAGGGCATTATGCCACATCGTGAGCATGACACCGGAAGCCATCATGGACGTTCTCGACACAGACCAGCGGCTGACCGATGCAGAGAAGCTGGCAATCGCCAACTACTGGAGCCAGTGGAAGGAGCAGCCAACTGCAACGATCGTCAAGGCATCAGACCTGACAGAAGCACAGAAGAAAGAATTCATCATCAAAGATAATGCTGGCTTCGGAGACTGGGACACCGAAGCACTGGCAAACCAGTTCGGAGACCAGCCGCTGACGGACTGGGCAATCCCACAATGGATTCTCGGTATGGCAGGCATCAGCAATGAGCAAAAGGAGGGGGGCGATACTCCAACAGAAGGAGAAGGAGCACCGAAACCAAGCCTAGTGGATAAGTTTGTCGTTCCTCCCTTCTCAATCCTCGACACACGTCAAGGCTACTGGGTTGAGCGCAAGAAGCAATGGCGTGCCATCGTTTCCAGCAAGGACATCGGGGCAAGCCGTGAACAGACCCTCGTCCGTTCCAAGGAAATGCGATACAAGGAACTGTATAGCAAGAGCGAGAAGTTCAGAAAAGAGAAAGGCATCTCTTTCGATGAGTATCTCGAGAACTATGTATCGCCCGAAGAGAAAGCCAAGGCAGACCGTAGCGTATTGGCGCAGGGTACAAGCCTTTTCGACCCAGTACTGGCTGAAATCATCATGCGATGGTTCTGCAAGCCACACGGAAAGATTATCGACCCATTCGGAGGAGAGCAGACAAAAGGTGTTGTTGCTGGCACGCTAGGCTACGACTATCAAGCTGTGGAAATCCGCAAGGAGCAGGTCGGCATCAACACAGAAGCGACCAAGGATTACGGCAGCGTGAAATATTTCTGCGGTGATTCAAACAACATCGGGCAGATAATCAAAGACAGCGATTTCGACCTCTGTTTCACCTCGCCACCATACTACGACCTGGAAGTCTACAGCAAGGAAGACATGAGCGCACTCGGCACATACGAGGAATTCATGAGCCAGTACGAAAACATCTTCAGGCAATGCGTTGACAAGATGAAAGACGGCTCATTCCTGGTTGTCAAGATTGGGGAAGTACGAAACAAGAAGAACGGAGAGTACCGGAATTTCGTTGGTGACAATATCTCCACCTTCCTGCGGCTCGGTCTTCACTATTACAACGAACTCATCCTGATAGAGCAGGTCGCGACCCGATGCCTGAGAGCAGACGGAGGCATGAAATCACGCAAGACACAGAAGTGCCACCAGAACGTGCTCGTGTTCTATAAAGGCGAAATGGACGAAATCAAGAAGACGTTCGAGGATATGAGAATGCCCGAAAAGATGCACACAAACGTGCTGGTATTCTACAAGGGCGACCCGAAACACGTTCAAGACCATTTCCAGCCTATCGAATACAACGAGGAAGAAGCGCAACAGCTTGCGGACACCTTCAACAGCGTAGCACCACCAGCAGGAGAGGAAGAACAACCAGCAGAGGAAGGAGGGCAGAGCGATGAAGGCACTGACGATTGACATCAGCAGAACAGCGAAGGCAATCCGTGCCTGCATCATCAAGCGGCACATGGAAGAGAACCACATCGACCGCTGCGTCTGCTTCTCCTGCGGCAACGCATCAAGAGCCATCAAGGAGGCAGGCATCCCCTGCGTGGAAATTTCTCCCGGTGGCGATTTAATTGCGAACCGCTGGTGGAGCATGAACGAGATACGCAACACCTTCCCCGATTCCTTCGATGCAACCAGCGGACACCTGCCCATGGATATGATGAACCAGCTGGCAGCGGAATACAAGATGACCTTTTTCGACATCTTCAATGAGGGGCAGACCTACACCATACCAACTGGCAGCGGTGAGACCGTAATCTGCCTGCGGATGGCTTTTCCTAGGTCGCATTTTATTGCGCAATGGGATAACCAAGACCCAAGCTGCGAGTACTCAGACCAAGCACCGATGGCGCAACTGGTAAAAGCCACCGGGGAATGGGAGATAATAAACGGATGAGACGATATGCGGACGTATGCGGCACGTTCTCAAGCTATGCGCATAACTAAGCGTGATTAAAACGTTCGAGCCGCGTGCACGAAATTCGCAGAAAATAACTTCAAGAAATAAACATTATGCCACAAGGTAATAACAACAAGCATCGAGCGCAGAAAATCGACATCGAGAACCGCCTGCAGATTATCGCACCCTTATACCGCAGAGGGTGGACGGAGCGAGAAATCACGGCAGAGGTGAGGAAACGGCTCGACAGACCGAAATACAATCAAGCGCACTGCGACATTCAGCGGTTATTGAAGGAGTGGAGGGAAGAGAGACTGACCGACACAGACGAGAAAATAACCAGCGAGGTGGCAAGGTTGAAACTGGTGATACGTGAAGCCTGGGAAGCGTGGGAGAAGTCCAAGGAAGACTACCACGAAAAGACAGCGACCCAGCAGGGACTGCCAGTCGTAGATGAGCGAGGAAAGCAGATTTCCATCGAGACCGTCAAGGCGATAATGTACGATGCCGAGAAGAGAGGATTCGGAGAACCACGCTACCTCGACATCATCATCAAGGCAGAGACGCAGATTTGCAAGCTGATGGGACTTGATAAGGTCGTTCTCGACCTGAACGCAGGCTTCCAAGGCGGCATCGAGGTACGCTACATCAACTCGGGACACAAGTGTGCATCAAGCGAGCAGGAAGTAATCGAGCGTGAGGGATTGAACGAAGAATAATTTTTTTTCCATAATTTTGTTTTAAGTTTTTATTGTTTGAAAGAATGGCACTATTTGACGTTATTGGTGAACTGTATGACCCGAATGCGGACGTGAAGCCAAGGTTCCTTGTGAACCAGGGCGGCACGTCCTCGGGGAAGACATACACCATCATGCAGCGTCTTATAGTGCTTTCTTTTGAACACCCCATGGCAATTATCACGGTGTGCGGTCAAGACCTCCCGAACTTGAAAGTGGGAGCCATGCGAGACCTAGACACCATCCTGCACTCAAGGGCAGAGTTGCTGGACTGGTTTAAAAACAACAAGAGCGACAGCAGCTACAGAGGCAAGAACGGCTCCATCATCGAGTTCAAGAGTTATCAAGATGCGCAGGACGCAAAGAACGGTAAGCGAGACTATCTGTTCGTGAACGAGGCGAACGGTGTGCCCTACGAAGTGTTTTGGCAGCTAGCAATCCGAACCCGAAAGCAGGTATTCATCGACTACAACCCAAGCGCACGCTTCTGGGTGCACAACAATATCATCGGCAGGGATGATTGCAGATTGATCCTGAGCGACCACCGCAACAACAGATTCCTTACAGAGAGCGAGCACAAGAAAATTGAAGAGATTGACGACCCCGAACTGTGGCGAGTTTACGCAAGAGGATTGACCGGAAAGATTACCGGGCTTATATTCACCAACTGGGGCATCGTTGACAAGCTGCCACCAAGGGAGGAGTGGAAGATGGATTGCTGGGGGTTGGACTTCGGATTCACCAACGACCCGACGGCACTGGAGCACCTTATATTGGCGCACGGAGAGTTGTGGGTGGATGAGGAAATCTACCAGCCGGGGCTGACGAACCAAGACATCGCAGACCGATGCAAGGAAAACGGACGGACGAAACGAGACCTTATCATTGCGGATTCGGCAGAGCCTAAGAGCATTCAGGAGATACACAACCAAGGTCTGTGGATAATACCAAGCACTAAGGGAGCGGACAGTATCAACAACGGCATCGACATCTTGAAGCGTTTCCGCATCAACATAACCAGACGCAGCCACGGCATCATCGGGAACATGCAGCAATACAAGTGGAAGAAGTCAAGGGATGGAGAGACCACGAACCAGCCTATAGACGCATTTAACCACGGCATAGACGCAATACGATACGTAGCCTTGAAGAAGTTATCCGTAGCAAGCCATGGAACGGCTAGGGCGCACGTATTAAGGCAAAGATAATGATAAAAAAATATAAAGCGTATGGATATTAACACTACATTCAAGTACTGGCTGGCAGTTGCTAGGCACACCAGCTACAAAATCGGCAAGCAGCCACGACCTGCATTTGTCGGAGGTAAACAAGTGCCCGATAATCTCAACCAGCTATCCATCGGGCAGCTGATAGACCTTTCTCAGCTATCAGACAGCGAAGAAAGTCTGTATCAGATAGTGACAACCGTCCTCGGTCTGAGCCACAAGGAAGTGGAGCAGGCTAGGGCGGTTGATGTCGTTATGCTCATCGGTTGGGTGACAGCAGAGGTCGAGCGCATCAACAAGCTATTCGAAAGCACAGACACAGCGAAGCCAACGAGACTGGAGAAGGAGGCAGGCATCGATACCCTGCGGTTCGGACTGTTCGGCATGCTGGACTGGTATGCGGTAAGGATGGGCATCAGCGACCACGACCAAGTATTGAAAACGCCATGGCTTCGCATCTACAAGTGCATGGAAATGGACAACAAGAGAAGCGTGTACGAGCGGAACCTGCAGAAGTTGCAGGCGGAAGAAATGAAACGTAAATCTAGATAATTATGGCAACAATCAGAGAAACATTAAAGCAGTTGGCAGCAGACACGCTACCAGACTACACCTACCTATTCGAGGACTGGGACACAGCAGACACCAAGCTGGAGAAGCTGAACTATCCGGCAATCGTGTGCATCATCCCAGCCAGCGGCACGACAGAGATACGCAACGGCAGGGTATACGATACCGTGAACGTTGCCCTGGCTTATCTCGACACCGTACCGAGGGGAGCGGAAGGAGAAGACAACGGAGAGTGCATCGACCGAATGAAGGTGGCAGGGGCAAGGATGATACGAGCCATCAACCAGTCGCACCAGTTCGAACCGCTGGAGGGGCAGCAGTACTACGAGACAATCATCGAGCGCTTGAGCACGATCGTGTCGGGCGTAATGTACTCCCTTCAGCTGACACAGAGCATAGGAGGGTGTGAGGTATGAGCAAGGGAGGCATTCAATTCGACCCCAAGGCGGCATCGCTCATCATGCGTGAGGAAGTGGAGCGAGCACGGCAGCTTATCATCAACCACATACGTATCAACGGACAGAACGCATCGGGGCGCACCATAGCGAGCCTAAAGGTGGAGCAGCCCAGCGAGGAAGAAACCATCCTCTGGGGACACAAGCCATTCGGGGTGCTTGAGACCGGACGAAGGGCAGGAAAGATACCATACGGCTTCCGTAGCATCATCCGGCAGTGGATGAAGGACAAGGGGCTGCACGGTACACCTATACCCTACAAGACCGACCGGGCACACAAGTACACTCCACAAGAGCGTGGCGACATGAGCATGGCAGGAGCCATCGCACACACCATCGCCAACAAGGGTTCTAAACTGCACCGGACTGGCGGCAGGGCTGACGTATACAGCAACGTTGTACCCGACACGATGAAGCGGCTGGGGCAGCGACTTATTTTCTTAATCCACCAGTCGGTGGGCAGTATCAAACTTAACAATGAGACGGTATGAGACAGACAGAGAAAAACAATATCACGATTCAATACCCGGACGCTGTAGGCTTTGCATTCTTGCCTTGCATCATCAAGGCGAGCGGAAATAACCTATCGTGGATTGAGGTAATAATCAGACAGAACTACATAGAACGTTCCTACAATGTGGAAGCGTTCAACGAAAAGTGCATAACGGACTTCAAGACATACGTGCAAGCTCTTTTTGACGGACATATCAATGCAGCCTACGATTGGACGATAGGCTATGATTCCAGCATTCTAAACCGTCTCGTGAGAATCAAGGTAAACGCATACGATGACGGAAACGTACAGCTTGCGAGCGTCGACTTCACCACGATCATAGTTTGGGGCGCACCAAAGTATGGGGAGACGTGGAACGGCTACAAACGCCTTACATGGTTTACTCATTATCCGTTCACCTTTGGCATATACTTAAGCAAGTTGAACGCCAACCTACTAATCGGTTACGAGGGAGTACCAAATAATCTACTGAAGATTCCGATTAACGGTATGGTGGACTTCTACGCAGGCATATTGCCTAGTGGTGCAAAATACTGGAACATCTACGACTATGATGGAGAGATTCAGCAGGGAACTTTCGACAATACTTTCGACCTTACTTTCAGTCTAGCCACCGGTGGCAAGCAGTCTCTATTGCTTCGCATCGACAGAGATGATACCGAGAGCGGTATCTATTTACGTTGGATTGACCGACACGGATTTATCCGCTATTGGCTCTTTGCGGCTGGGGAGGAAACGAGGGAAATAGCCAGCGACCTGAGTTTCATACGCAACAATTTAGACGATTACCTATACGGCTACTATGGCGATAATGGAAGAAGGCAGGGATACAATCGTACGGACTCCATTAAGCTTTGTGCTCCTTTGGTAGACCGAGATACGTTTGATATGCTGCAAGACTTAACCAGCAGCCCAGTTGTTGACATGTACCTCGGTGGAGACTGGACGCAAGAGGAAGATGAGTGGATGAGCGTGACAATCAAGGCAGGAAGCTACACGAAGAGCACAGCTTGCTTGCAGGATTTCGTGTGTGAAATGATTATTAACAACATTAACGTTCAGAGACTATGATAGACCAGCAACTTTACATTGACGGTGTTTTGATGGACTTGCCGGAGAACACCGATGTGGTGCTCGACATCAAGAGCAACCTTTTTCGTGACGTCACGAAAATGACCTCGAACCACACGTACACCATCCAGTTGCCACGGACTGTTCACAACCTTTCAGTTTTGCAGCAAGCGGACAGACCTAAGAGCGGCAGCAGATACCCCTATATTTTCCATAAGTGCAGTTTTTTCCGCAATGGACTGGAGATTATCCACAGCGGAAGGGCAAGCGTTCTGAGCGTCAAGGAAACAATCGAAATTTCGATTTATTGGGGATTGTTCCAGGCATTGGTAACGCTGCAATCGTCCGACCTAAAGCTGAACGAGTTGAATTGCACGAAGTATCTGCGTTTTACCAAGAACAACAGCTACGACACCTACGATAAGGCAATAGCGGATGGAGTATTCTATGGGAAATACGAAACGGCAGTTGCTAAGACATCAAGCGATGAATGGATGGGATTCGACATTAACGTGGGAGGAAACAGCGACACGACATACTCACTCGTTGAAGGTAAGATAAGAACTGGAACAGAAATAGAGAAGTATGTATCGGGCGAGGTTTTGACCGATGAGACATACCAGTGTGCAATCATACCTTTCGAGGCTGGAATGAGAGCAACCATCAGTAAGGTTTTAGGCAAGGGACAATTCAGGACATGGGCAATACTCGACACCAACAAGAACGTTATTAGCCTTGCCGATGATGCCGGAAAGACAGAAAAAGAAACTTATCCGGTATTGCCGGCTCCAGATCCTATTCTCGGAATGTTCGTGAGTGCAGGAGCGTGCATCGCCAATCTCAAAACGAGCGTTGCCATGGAGACAATATCCATCAGGGTTCGGGCAGAGAAGGCTGGCTCTGTCGAATACGGAGCACTTGATACTAAGACCGGAGAGACAACACCATGGGGAACGCATGAGGTTGCAGCCGGAGAAACAGAAATTAATGTTGTAAAGAGCAAGCCTTCCGGTCTCCTCGTATACATCAAGCCTTCAGTAGATAAGATGATAAGTATGGCGATAAGCACGGCTGTGGTTGCTTATTATCTCTCGGACGGTGAGTTATCCCAAGTGCAGGTAGCTGGAGCGTACAGCGTTAAATATACGAGCGAGAGCATGCCTATCGATGTAGACCTGCAAGCACCAGCAACAGCTGAATGGCTTATCGTCAACGCAATCAAGGAATATAGTACTGGAACGACTATTCTTGTTAAAAGTAATAGCGAGACGGAGAGCAATGCGAGAGCGAGCGGTGGCACGTTTGATGGAAGCGGCTCTTTTGGTGGAGGCGGCTCTTTTGATGGAAGCGGCTCTTTTGGTGGAGGCAGTTCGATTTCTTTTGCAAGCAATGGAACAATCCAGCCAAGTGTCACGGCAAAGTATATCCTAGACCTTGTTACGGCACAGACTGGTGTGGCATTCGGCTGGAGCAATCAAGCGAAAGAAATCATAAAGGGACTTGCTGTACCACTGATTACAAGGAAGGCAGATGCGCAGACGGTTGTAGTCAGCTTTGAGGGCACTTTTTTCCAAACAGATAGTCTCGGTATTCTCGACTTCCAACCAACAAGCCTATCGGAGGTATTCGATGGGCTGGAGATTGGGCACAGATACAGCCAGCTGAATGTTAAGATTGCCTGCAAGATGATTTTTGATGTTCAAATGAACTGGTCGTGGGACGCATCGAAGGCTACACCTAGTGGGCACAAATCATGGGGTTTTGGAGAGGGAAGTACTGAGTCGCAGGCAGTCTACTCATATCCACCGAATTACATCGAGATGAAGGTTAAACATCGAAATAATGACGAAACTTGGACGGAAACTCCATATATTGCAGGGTTGCAGCAGGATGAGACTTCTAAAAAATATGTGACCGATTACGAATCGGATAAGGTAAACGGAAGATTCATACACCTTGTAGCAGGACGAGGGGAGATAGATTTGGAAGAGGGCGACATCGTAACCTTTGAAATGAAGCACCCGAAAAATCGGGCATTAATTGGATTGAAGTGTTACAACGGACGGTTGACTGCCAGCATCAAGCAGAGCGATGAAGTACCCTACGGAGGTAATTTCCCCATCGGAAAGAACCTGCCCGACATCAAGGTAACTGACTTCTTAAAGTGTATCTGCATTCTGACATCAACGTTTCCAAGCCAGCGGTTTATTGGTGGAACACTTACGTTTGCTGACATCGTGAGCCTTTGGGAAGCCAAGGCGCAAGCGGTGGACTGGACGAAGAAGCTCATCCCGAGCGAAGCCAGCAACCATCCAAGGCAGACCGATTTCAGCGTAGGGGACTACTGCCAGCACAATATCTACAAGTGGAAGAAAGACGACACCGTATACCAGCAGCACGATGCGGATATGACTATAGACAACAAGACGCTGGAGTATACGCAAAACGTCTGTACGCTACCATTTGCAGCCACGGACGGAAACCGCATACCGATATATGAATGGGAAAGCAAGCAATCCACGTTTAACAACACAACGATCACCATCCAAGTCGCAACGAAATACAAGGCATGTAAAGACCGAATAGTGAACCTGACGAAGAACGATGCCGGCTATGCGGCATTGGCTTTCGACATCGACCTTCAGGACATCTTCGACAACAAGCTGGAGAAGTTGAGAAAGACGGTGGCGAATCCACACCACATTGTGGAGCGTTTCAATCTTTCCGATTTGGAGATACTGAACTTTGACGAAACGAAGCCAGTGTACCTTGCCCAGTACGGAGCGTATTTTGCGGTTCTCGAAATCAAGACCACAAGCAGCGGATATTGCGAGGTTACAATGATAGAGTTGAACAACTAAAAAGAAAGAACTATGGTAAGTGAAGACAGACAGCAGATACTTGACATCAAGGTCAAGTACGAGGATGCAATCTATGGCATCATAAGATACAAAGAGAAGATAGACCAGTTGAAGGCAAGCATCAAGGACTTGCAGCAGCAGGAAAAAGACAAGACCATCACGACCAACGAGATGAAGGTACAGACGGAAGCCATCAACGCAACCATCAAGGAGTACCAGTACAACGTGCGTGCCCTGCAGAAGGAGATACAGAACAACGTGCGCACAGAGAACGAGCAGGAGGGCAGCTTGAAGCAGCTGCGTGCCCAGCTTTCCAATGCCACCAAGGCTTACGATGAGATGAGCCGTGCCGAGCGTGATAGCTCCAAGGGTCAGGAGATGCAGGAGCATATCCAAGACTTGATAGAGGAGCTGAAAGAGGCAGAGGAGGCTACTGGAAGATTTCAGCGCAGTGTCGGCAGCTATTACGATTCCATGATGAAGGCTGCTGACGACCTACAGAATACCGAGTTTTTCGGTTTTGATGTTGTTAATGATACTGGAATCGGAAAGGTCATGGAAATGGGAAGGTCCGTGGAAGACCTAAGGGTAAAGTTTGGAGCTTTGAAAAATACGGCTCTTTCCTTATTGACCAACCCTTATTTCCTCGCCATGGCAGGTGTGGCTGGTGTCGGAATGGCATTCAAGTGGTGGTATGACTACAACAAGGGATTGATGGAAGCCACACGACTGACGAAGCAGTTCACCGGATTGACCGGAAACGAGATGAAATCCGTGCGCAACGAGGTTCTTGCGGTATCCAATACATTCGGTTTGGAATTCACGGAGACGATGCAGTCTGCTAATACGATGAGCAAGGCTTTCGGCATTTCCGTTTCTGAGAGTTTGAAAATTATGCAGGACGGACTTGTGAGCGGTGCAAACGCCAACGGAGAATTCCTCGATACGATTAAGGAATACCCGAGATACTTCAAGGAAGCCGGACTGAGTGCAGAGGAAATGGTGGCAATATCAACGCAAGCGACCAAGGAGGGAATTTTCAGCGACAAGGGTGTTGATACCATCAAGGAAGGAAATATACGACTGCGAGAAATGACAACCGCTACGGCTGCTGCGCTTGACGGAATAGGCATTTCTTCCAAGCAAGTTCAAAAGGACTTGCAGGACGGAAACAAGACCACATTCCAGGTTATGCAAGAGGTGGCTAATAAGTTAAAGGAACTTCCGCAATCAAGTGCTGCTGTGGGTAGCGCAATTGCCAACATCTTCGGTGGTCCGGGAGAGGATGCCGGGCTTGCTTATATCGAAATGCTCGGTAATATCGAACTTGATATGGACAAAGTGAAGGCAAAGTCCGGTGATCTCGCCAAGGCACAAGAAGACGAATTGAACGCAACCAAGGAATTGCAGGACGCAATGGCTTCTCTGTTTGATTACACCGGGGGTGGCTTCGAGACCATGAAGGCTCAGTTGTCAACGATTGCAAAGAAATCTCTTACGGCAGTTATCAAGGGAGTTGTGCAGGCAATCAACTACTTCATCGACTGGTACAATGACAGCCTTCTGTTGCGAGGGATAATCAATGCACTCGGGACAAGTTTCCGCTTGATGTGGAACGCAATCAAACTCGTATGTAATCTCGGAATAGACGCATTCAAGAGGATGGGCTTTGCAGCCAAGGGCATGCTTGATATTCTCGAAGGTATCGTGACTTTCGACCTATCAAAGGCACAGAAGGGATTCAAGGAGATATTCGACATTTCCGGCACTATCAAGGAAGCATGGCATGACATCAAGAATGCTGGTATCGAGATCGGAAACTCATTTGCAGACGGATTCGAGAACACCGTGAACGGAAGGCTCGAGCACATAAAGCTAGCCAGCGTGAACGGTGGAGCGACCAGCAGCGAGCCAGCGAGCGGAAACAAGGGAACGACACCAGCAGCAGCCAAGGGCAGCACTGCCAAGACCAAGGCACAGAGAGCCAAGGAAGAAGCGGAAGCAAAGGCAGAAGCAGAGCGCAGGAAGAAGCAGGAAAAGGAATTGCAGGAAGCGATTGCGCTTATACAGTACAAGTACAACGAGCAGGTAATGGACGCAAAGAAGCGATACCTCGCAGGCATGTACGACAACGAGCGAGATTACAGAAACGACCTCGAACAGCTTGAGAAGAACATGGTAGCAAGGAGCATTGACGCATACGTGGCGGCAGGGCAAATCGGAGCGGAAAAGGCGCAGGAAATGCAGGCAAAACTTCTCGACATCATGATAAAGGCGAAAGCGGACTTGAAGAACCAAGCCAAGGAGATTGTGGACGAACTCAACAAGGAGTTCGAGGACGCAGAGAAGGCACGCAAGGATGCGGACATCATGAACGGTGGAACTGGAGAGGAAGACGATGCAGCCAAGCTGGAGAGATACAAGGCTTTCCTTCAGAGCAAGATGGACGCCTACAAGAACTATGCAGCCGTGCAAGAGCAGCTACAGAAGGATTTGAGCGATGCAGAAGTCAAGGAGCAAGAGGAAGCCAACAAGAAAAAGGCAGCTTTGACGGAAGAGCAACTGAAAATGATGAGCGACATGATACAGACCATGGGAGACGGTCTGTCCGAGTTCTTCGAGAGCGAGGATAAATCGCTGCACTCATTCCTCAAATCGATGCTGACATCAATACTTGACGCAATAGAGATAGCAGTTAACGCTTACTATGCACAGATCCTCGCCAAGGAGATTGCAAGCAAGTCGTGGGGAGGTGTTGCGAGCGCAGCAGCATTAATGGTACTTATCAAGGCAGCCTTTGCAGGAGCGAAAGCACTCGTCAAGGGATTCTCCACTGGAGGCTACGTCCAAGGCTCGGGCACTGGAACTAGCGACAGCATCCCGGCAAGGCTTTCCAATGGAGAGAGCGTAATGACAGCCAAGGCGACTTCAATGTTCAGTCCGATATTATCCGCATTCAACCAACTAGGCGGTGGTGTTCCTATCGTAGTAAACAACGGGAGCAGCAACATCGGCATGGATATGCTGGCGGCAGCTGTAGCCAGAGGGTATCAGATGGCTCCTCAGCCAGTAGTGAGCGTGGAAGAGATAAACCGCACCCAGCGGAGAGTGCAGACGATAGAGAATATCGGCAGGATTTAAAGGGTAGTTATTTCTTCAAGATTTGCGTTCTGAGCGGTTTTCGCTTAAATGTGGTAAAGTTACACACCCAAGGCAATAAAAGCCGCTTAGAGCGCAAAATTTGGGCTTGTTTAGAAAAATTAACTGCTTACGAGATAAACATATCGAAAAATATCGTATCTTTGCAGCGTTTTAAAACTTAAAAAATCACGATTCAATGGCAAAACTCAGAATATACAACGACATCGACAGCCAAGACAACAAGTTCTGGTATCAATGGTTTGGAGGTGATTGCGTATGTTTTCAAGACATAGATGCTTTTGCGGCAAGCATACCGAAAGACGATGATACAATCGATATGCGCATCTTCTGCAATGGCGGCTCTGTTGTCGAAGGTTGGGCGATATACGACCGACTGCGGCAGAGCGGCAAGAAGATTTCCTGCACCGTTGAGGGCAAGGCAGCATCCATGGCAACAATCATCATGCTCGCAGCACCAAAGGAGAGCCGCAAGGCATACGAGAACGCTGCCTTCCTCCTGCACAACCCTTGGGTTCCTGGCTGGGGGTTGGGCGACCAGCTGAACGCAAAGGACTTGAAGAACCTGGGCGAGGAAATGCAGATGTGGCAGGATAAGATGGTGGACGCATACGTAGAGCGGTGCGAGTGCGACCGGGAAGAGATTCAAGCCTTGATGGATAAGGACATCTTCATCAGCACCAGCGAGGCTTTGCGCCTAGGTCTTATCAGCAGCACCGTTGCACCAATCAGCGCAAGCGCATCGAAACGCAATATCGAAAATTTTATTAATTCAAAACAACAAAATCCAATGGAGAAAAAGACAGAAGTAAAGGCTTCTCTCCTCGACAAGACCCTCGCTAAGTTGGGCGTGAAGACACTGGAGGAAGCAGAGCAGGCGGTGGCAGAGCCACAAGCCAAGGCAGAGCCAAAGGCGATGGAACTCAACACAGCAGACGGACAGACACTGACCGTTGAGCGTGAAGAGGGAGATCCACAAGTTGGCGACAAGGCAAGTCCGGACGGAACGTTTGAAATGCCGGACGGTAAGACAATTGTTGTCGAGGACGGTGTAATTACCGACATTCAGACCGCAGACAACACCGACAACGACAACGACAATGAGGGCGGTGAAGGCGGCAGCGCATCAAGCACCGACAACGACACTGTAGCCAAGTTGAAGCAGCAGGTAGCAGCACTCAAACAGCAGTTGAACGAAACCAAGGCGCAGCTGGCAGGCGCACAGAAACTCGCAAAGAGCAAGGAAGACATGCGCATCCTGAATGCCGTGAAGATGGCAGGCGGTGCTGAGAAGGTGTTGGCAGGCTACAGCAGCCACTACCAGCCAGCGCAGCGACAGCCAAGCGGCAAGGGCGCAGGCGACAACGTGAACGCTGTCGAGGAAGGCAAGAACGCTATCAAGGAGAGACTTGCAAAGTTCCACAAAAAGGGCAAGAAGTAACAAAGTATTAACCCATTAAATCAAAAGAAAATAATGGCAGGATTTACAAAACAGCAGCTTGAGAACCTTACACTCGAGCCAGAAAACCTCGCAAGCATCAAGGATGCCGTGCAGGAAACCTTCTACAACGATGAAGACTTCTCTTCATTCGTGAACATTCAGAAGGTCAAAGAGAAAGACCCTATCGCTCTTCTCGGAGAGATGGAAATGGTCGGTAAGAAGGGTGGCGGTTGCGACCCTACCTATGAGGAGAAGGGTATCGCAAACTCTCAGAAGCGTTGGGAATTCGGACAGTGGGAAATCCCAGTCAAGATTTGCTACGAGGCAATAAAGGGAACCATCGGAGAGTATTCACTGAAGACTGGTACAGCCATTGGCGACCTCACCAGCACCGACTTTATGGCAATCTATGCAGATGCACTCCAGCGAGCCATGGAGCAGATGATTTGGCGTTTCGGCTGGCTTGGTGACAAGGAGGCAGCATTGTCAGGTGAAGGTGGCGGCAAGCTGACAGCAGGCTTAGATGTCAGTAATTTCAATGTATGCGATGGTCTCTTCAAGCGCATCTTTACAGCCACAGCGACAAAGAACCATACCGCCATCGCAGCCAACAGTAAGGCTACGGCAGCAGAGCAGATTTCTGAATTGCGCAAGAGTGGTGCGGCTACTACACTTGTAGACACCATCCTGATGGATGCAGACACACGTATCGTAGACGATAGCGATGCCGTATTGCTCATGACACGCTCGCTTGCTGACGCATTGACCTACGACCTCAAGAAGACCTACCACGACATTATGCCATGGGAGAAGTTGTTCGATGGATTCGAAGTAGCGACCTACAACGGAGTGAAGATTGCACGTGTCGGCATCTGGGACAGAATGATTAAGGCATACGAGAAGGGCGAGGCTACAATCAACCTTCCACACCGTGCGGTATTCTGCAATCCTAAGCACCTTATGATTGGTACAGACGCAGACAATCTCATCAGCGACCTCGACATCTGGTTCGACAAGAAGGAGCGCAGAAACTATCTCTATGCTACCGGTAAGATTGGCACGGCTCTCCTCGAAGAGGACATGATCCATGCAGCTTACTAATCGCTTCAAATTTTCAGTTTAGTATTAAGTTATTTTGACAATCCTCAACACCCACAAAACGGTGTTGGGGATATAACAATTTAAAACGAATTAATATGGCAACAACTTGCGAGAGCCTTATCGCCCAGGACATCATAATCCCTTGCGAAGACCAGGTAACGAAGGGACTGGAGGGCGATGGACTTATCATCAACCGAGACGACATCGACTTCACCAAGTCCGTTGTAGCGGGCAATACAATTAAGACATTAGTTTTGAAGACTGGCAAGAAAGCATACGCCATCCGGCAGGAGGGCAGCAAGCCTTTTACTGGAACCAAGACCGAGCTGACCGTTGGCACGTACCGCAACAGCTGGAAGAACACCGTAGCAGTCGTGGTATTGGCAAACACACCTGACGTTTGCGCAAATGTTATCGATGGACTGGCGAACGGAAAGTTCGTTATCATCCTGCGCAACCTCTCTAAGGGAGCGGACGGAAGTGCAGAGTACCAGGTATTCGGATATGCGCAGGCACTGAAGGCAAGTGCAGGCGAGAACGACAAGTACTCAGACGACACCGAGGGTGGCTGGCTTATCACGCTGGAAGAGGAGAGCGTACCGAAGGCAGCTTATTTCTTCTTCGACACAGACAGCGAGACCACAGCAGCCAAGTATAAGAGCCTTCTGACGGAAGCAGCAGCGTAGCCTATGACATACAAGGAAGCAACAGCCAAGGTCTTGGAGTTGAAGGCACGTTTCGACAGTCCCTTTGATGCAACCGACAAGGCAGTTATCGAAACTCTATATTTCGAGGTAACAAGGAAGCGGTTTGTACCGACAACCTGCCAGCAGTGTTACCACGATGCTTTAATCGAAATTTATTTAAAACTCAAAAAAGAAAAGGCAATGCCAAAAACATGTAATTACGCTATGAAGGCAGGTTTCATCATTTCCTGCCCGGATTTCTACCATGGTAAGATTTTCACTAATGAGAACCTTACCGACAAGGTAGCGCATGAATATCTGACGAAGTACCCACACATGGAAAGCTACTTTCAGAAGATATCCAGCGATGAACTCATCGAGAACAAGCAGCAGCCAGCAGGCAGCGACAAGAAGAAAGACCTCGACCAAGCCGAGAAAGCAGGCAAGGAAGAGTGACAAAACAACAAGTAAAACGACACAAGCAGTATGAACGTTAAGACAGTTAAGAAGCCAAAACGAAGGGTTGATATTGGCTACGTCAGCCGATTCAAGATGCAGGCATACGGATATGATAATCTATATCCGCAGAACCTCGCACGCATCACGGAAGCCAGCGGTACGGCAATGCTTTGCCTTAACCGATATGCCCGATTCATTGAGGGCTACGGCTTTGATAGCGACATTCTAGCAGCGTTAGCGATGAACCCACAGGGGGACACGGCAGACGATTTGCTCCGGAACGTAGCGCAAGACCTCGCACGCTTTGGAGGCTTTGCCCTTCATGTAAACTACAACGTTCTAGGGCAGGTGTCGAGCGTGAGCCACGTACCCTTTGAAAATTGCCGCCTTGAAGAGACGGACGACAAGGGGAGCGTGGCGCACGTCTTGTTGCACCCCGACTGGGAGCAGAAGAAAACGAGGAACGGAAAGCGGTTGATGGTGAACGAGAAGACCATAGAGCGCATCAACGTCTTCAATCCTGACACCGACATCGTTCTTGAACAGATTGAGAACGCTGGCGGCATCGACAGCTACAAGGGGCAGATTCTGTGGCAGAGTCTAGACGGAAAGTTTATCTATCCGACAGCCAGCTACGATTCTGCCATCACGGAGATTTCGACCGATGAGGGACTGGGAAACGTGAAGATGCGAAACGTCCGCAACAACTTCCTCGTATCGTGTATGCTTGTAACAAAAAAAGGCGTTCCGAAGTTCAATGAGGAAGGCGAAGAGGTGGAGAGCGGACAGATGATTTCCGATGAAGACCTTTTGCAGTTCCAAGGGGACGAGAACACAGCGAAGATTCTTGCGGTCGAGGTTGAGAACGAGGAAGACGAACCGAAGGTTGTTGCCTTCCCTACGAAGAACTTCGACAAGGAGTTTTCCGTGACCGACAGCAGCGTTATCGAGCGCATTTACGCACAGTTCCATCAAGAACTCTTCTACTCCATCCGTATTGGCAAGCTGGGATTCAGCGGACAAGTGATGCAGGATGCCTACGAGTACTATGCCGGAGAAGTGACGACCGAGCAGCGATTCATCGAGCGAGCCTTCAAGAAGATTTTCAACAGCTGGCAAGACCCATCCATTCAGAACCTAGACCCCAAGCTACAGCCGCTAAAGTATATCAGCAGCGAGGTGGCAGGTAACAACACGATAGACTAATTGATTGAGCCTATGGGAGAACAAAGAAAACAACTTATCACGGTTGATCAGTTCCGAGAACTGGCACGACCGACCAGCACACACCTAGATGAGGATGAAGTGAACGCATACATTCGGGAATGCGAAGATGCGAACATCATACCAGCCATCGGGTGGGAGCGGTTCAAGGCAGCGACCGAGCAGGGAGAGTGGGGCGATTCCGTATTGACCGATTTCCAGCCTGCAACTTTCCTGGACGGTGGCGAATACACCACCAAGAAGAAGGGCGATTGCAGCCAAGACGAAACCAAGGTGCAGAAGTACACCAGCGGAATACGCAAAGCACTCGCTTATTTCACGTATGCGAGGCTTTTTCGTGCCGATGGCACAATTATAAGCCGAGCAGGTGGAATGCGCCACAGAGACGATTATTCAGACCATGTTCAAGATTTGTCGAACAACAAGCAATACAACGACATCATGGACATGGCAGAAAGATATTTATCAGATGCACTCGAATATCTCAAGGCATTCACCTCGAAAGGAGAAGTGAAGGCACAGCGAGGAACAAGGGCACACATTCACGCAATAGGCAACTAAAAGCACATAAGACATGAACGAGGATATTCAAAAAATGCTCCGTATGGCAGAGGTGATACGAGATGCAACGCAGGTTGGAGAAAACACAGCGGTGCGTGTCGGCACGGAAATTTACGACATCGTTGTCGAGTTAAGCAGGATGCTTGCCATGATGGACGATAAACTGGAGAACGATGCGGTCGTTAGGATTATCAAGAGTGAACTCGCCAAGATAACAATAACGGAAGCGCAAATTGCGGATGGGGCGATAACGGCAGCGAAGCTTGCCGATGGCTCTGTAAAGAACAGACACCTAGCATCCAATTGTGTAACCTCAGATAAACTGCAACCGGGAGCGGTCAAACACGACCATCTGACCGAGGACTGTATATCAACTGGAAACATCAGAGACGGCAGCGTGACAGCAAAAAAACTCGGCACGGACATCTACAAGGATATTTCAAACAGAGTGACCGACATCGTGACGAAGGACTTCCCTCCAGCAATCACGGAGGAACAGATAACAGATATTACTAGTAAATAACAATTTAAAACAATAGATTATGCAATTTTTAGACGCAATTGGACTTGCTTCCTTTTGGAAGAAGATTAAGAACTGGGTTAATATTAATTATTTATCATTAACTGGTGGTACTATAAATGGAAATATTAATATTTCTGGAAATGTTTCAGCTCTACAGTTTAAAAAGACTAATGGTACTTCTACACAAGTTCTTATAGCAGATGGTTCAGTTAAAGGAATTAATTCAGCTAATGGTATTGCAGGACTTGATGCAAATGGCTATGTTCCATTAGCCCAATTAGGTAATCTTGATACTACAGTTGCAGAAGTAGTAACTGCTCTTCCTACAACTAATATTAAGAAGCATATTTATCTTATTAAAGATGCTAGTGGTGTTACACAGAATCAATATGAGGAATATATTTATACTGGTGATACCAGTGCAACTTATGATGCTTCAAAATGGGAGAAACTCGGAGACTTTCGTGCTACAGTAGACCTTGCAGATTATGCTAAGAAGAGTGAGGCAATTGATAGACTTATAGTAGAAACACAATCCACAGGACTACATAGTGAACGTCAGTTTATAAGTATTTATAAGGCTGGTAATAGTGCTAAAGAAGCGAAGGTTGTAATGCTAGAAGCTACAACTAATATGTCTGGATTTATGTCAGCAGAGGATAAATCTAAACTTGATAACATTGAATACCATGCAAATAATTATTCTCTCCCTCTTGCAGCTAATAGTACACGAGGAGGTATTCAATTAGGTTATACAGCTAACGGAAGAAACTATCCAGTGCAGTTGAGTGGAGAGAAGGCATATGTTAATGTTCCATGGACTGACACAAACACTATATATGGTATAGCTACATCTACACATAACGGTCTTATGTCAGCAGAGGATAAATCTAAACTTGATGGTATATCTTCAGGTGCAACTGCGGACAGCGCAATCCCAATATCGGTAATTGATGCATTAAATTAGAAAGGAGGTTTGTATGAATTTCTTAGATGAAAGTGGACTAAAGAAGCTTTGGGCGAAAATAAAAGCAAGTTTTAACACAGCTATTGTTAATACTTATGATTATAGAACTGAAGTAGACAACACAGGATATATAAGTATTCCATTTGTTGCAAATCATCAGATTGTTAATATGGATTATTCACAGAATATCAACGTATATGATTGGTTTCAAAAGGCATCGAGAGGAGGTATCTTGGAGATATTCTTCGCAGGAGCACAAGGAGGTAACATTTATTGCCATACCAATAATAATCACTACATGTATAAAATGGAAGTATCATCACGTGGTCCACATCTTGATAAGATTGACCATTTGGCTATGTCATGGAATATCTATGTACGCTTAATCAAGACAGATGATACTACACTTGTTGTTGCAGAGTTTGTTCAAAACAAATAAAATTGTATAAATAAAATAAATTATTATGAGAAATAAAACAGGTAGAGCAAAACCAGTAACTCCTAAAGCTGGAGTTACTAAAACCTCAAGAAGATATGCTTGTGGTGGTAAACTTGAACTCTAAGTCGCTGACTTTAGAAATTTAAAAGTAAGACAATATGAAGAAGAATAAGAAAC